ATGAACACGACACCGCGAGCCCCGGCCACGAAAGAAGACGACCAGCAGAAGAGCCACACGCCGGACAAGTTGAGGAACGATGACGCCCGGTGGAAGGACAAGGACATGCCGGAGGCGGAGCATGGGGCCAAGCCTGAGGACTATGAGCGGCCGGGGAAGGTGTGAGCATAGTGGCCGAAAGGCGGTGGCCGGAGCACCCGGCCCTGTAAATGCACCATTTGCTCAGCTACCATTCGCTCCCTAATTCAAGGAGGAATGGGTATGAAGAAGTGCGCACTGTTGGCTGCGATGGTGTTGACGGTTGCGGGGTGCGGCCCGACGGATCACGAAAAGCAGATCGCACGGGTGGAAGCTGGGCTCAAGGAGCACCTCAAGGACCCCGACTCCGCCAAGATCGTCGTCACGGACCTCTTCCCGATGTTCGACGGAGAGGTTGCCTGTGGGACCGTGAACTCCAAAAACAGTTTCGGTGGTTACACGGGGGAGATGACGTTCATCCTTCCGATGGCCGCGAAGGGAACGATGTGGAGTCCAAGCATCGCCGACAGCGAACTGCTTTCGTCAATGCTTCCGGATGACTGCGCCTTCATGAAGGCGTACGCCCAGCGGCCAGGCATGGTCGGCGTCCCGGCCGGATTGGAGCAGCTGACGGCATTCTCGAAGGAATACAAGGCGTTTGCTGCCAAGAGTGTGAGCGAGGCATTGGAAAAGCAGCGCCGGGAATGATCATCAGGATCAGGGGGGCGCACTCACGACCGGGGCGCTCTTTCGATCACACCCTTGCTTACCTGAAGGGCCTGGGATCCGGTAGCTCCGCAGGGGCCATGAGCTGGGGCGCGGATACGCTACGACTGTGGTTGGTGACCCCGGCCCGATTCGAACGGGCGACCTTCCCCTTAGGAGGGGGGCGACGCAGCCATGTAGCGCAACGGCTTTGCATCTAACTGTGCCAAAGCTGTGCCGATCTTCCCCGATATGGCTGCCAATTCACGCGCGGCCTCGTCGACCAAGCGGTCAGCAGCATGGGATCGCTGCATTCACGCCACCCGCCTTTGCGCGGCGTTGACCTGTTGTCGTGCCAGGCTAAGTGGATGATCTCTTGGACGATGCCCACCCTTTACGGGATATGGCTTCTGGCGGGCGCCTTGGACTTTCACTTTCATCGGCGCACCGACATAGCGCATACCTCCAGCTTGCGCGAGAGCGTATTGCACGGAGTCCAGCTATGCTTAATTGGCTGCGGTACATTGGCGTGGCTCCTGTTGGCACATACTCTTTCCTTAGCCGCCGGGCTTGGAGCGGTGGTCGTCGCTCACGCGATTGCGGGCTACTTGGATACTCTCAGTGCTGATGGCGTACGTCGCATCTCGCCGGCAGAGCAGCACATCCACAGCATCTTGGACGTTGCTCCGTGGTTGTTCCTCGCGTGGGTTTTCAGGCAGGCTGCACCAGAATGGGCGCTCCAGCTTGCTCCCCAGCCAGTTCATGTCTGGCTGTGGATCCTGACCCCAGCGCTTCTTCTTACTGGAGCGCCATGGGTGTACGAGCTTTTGCGGTGCTTGCATGCGCGCAGGTCGCTGTAAGCGCCAAGAAACTCAGGCCGCGCTGAGCTCATGCCTGATTTCTAGCCGGTTGGCGATGCCGTCAAAGCGGGCTGCCTCCCTACGGAGCCGGTCCGCCCCCTTGCTCCGCTGCGCCCTCGCCCGCCAGTCGCCGCCGTGATTGCTGTCCAGGTCGTCGGCCTGCTGCCATAGCGAAGCCGCCCTCGCGCGCGCCCAGCGCGCCTTGCCGATGCTCTTTTGATCCATAGACCCACTGTCGCCGCCGGCGGTCGCACGCGCCGATACGGAGGCAACGCCGGCTGACTCAGGCCGCTACAGCTTCGGGTTCGGGATTGCGTCCAAGCGCCTTTGCTGCTGGATCTCGGTGCGGGAGAGCCTGCGGGCTGGCTCGTCGTTGGCCACCAGTCGAGCCACAGCCTCCTTCAGAGGCACCCCATCCAGTACCCGCGCTGCGCACCAGCGCTCTGCGTAGCGCTTTCCCTGACGGACGCTGGCCGCCCGCACCTCTTTGTCCTGCCAGAGCTTCCTGCAGGCCAACACGACCCGGACGCCGCGGGCGTCGGTCTGCACGCTGGCGATCTGCCGATTTTTCCACCACAGCCCCCAATGCTCGCCGTGCTGCACCCAGCCTTGTGGCCGAGGGGCGGTCATGAATCCGGTTTGGTCGCAGGGAGGAAGCATGGGCGCAGGATACGGGCCGGGGTCTCAGATTCCGCGACGGGCCGTCGGGGCGATGCAAAGGGCCCAGCGGTGGGCGACTCAGACCCCTCAGCGCCGGACCGGGTCGAACACGACGGCCCAGCCTCGTTCAAACGTGGCCAACTGGTACGCTCCCACAGAACCTCACGGAGCAAGCCATGGAGCATCAAGAAGGAAGATCAGCAGCCGACCGGCTGGATCAACTCGAAAGCCAAGTCGAGGCGCTCATGGGGCATGTCAAGGCCCTTGAGTACGGCTTGCGCCTGACGCTTGCAACACATCCACGGCCCGAGGTTTTAGTAGACGCTCTCGGTCGCATCACGGGCGACGCCATCGCGGCCAACCCGGCCGAGGGTGGGTCAGGTCCCATGTATCAGGCAGCCCTCCGCCAAGGGCTGCACATCATTCGAGCGCAGCTTTCGGCCTCGGTCGCTTTACCGTCCGCAAGCAAAGGATCCGACCCTAGCAACGAAGCGAGTTCAGGCCGACCTGAGGCTCAATGATGTCTGCAAGGCGATCAACGCCTGTTGGTGCGCACCCGGTGCCGGCCCTCCGGAATCCAGACCAATCGCCAAGCGAAATGAAATCAATTTCGCTTTGGTCTGCGGGCACCCATCGCATCGACCAATACGGACAGCACCTTCCGACCGCGTCGCCTTGCGCAATTTCCCTCAAGTCGAAGTGGCTCGTCGCGGTCACGATGCGGGCATAGACGACACTTACGCCGTCCTCCGGTCCCTCAATGTACTGGAGAAATCGAACCCCATCAAACAGCAGCACACCTGTTACACCCGCCTGTAGGTTGAACCGGGCCGCATCTCGGGCGAGATCGTCCACCTGATCCAGGCCAAGACTGGGAGCAACCTGACTCGTATACACCAATGCTCTAATGGGCAAACTGCTGTTCCTTTGCTTAGGCCACGCGCAAATCCTCCAGCAATTTTGGCAAAGGGCACGTTAAAGACCACGAGTCTAATCTGAATTCTTCAGCCTCAGTCGCATGACCCAGTGTGAAATCTACGCGAAATGAGGTAGCCATCACGTTCACCTCGCGATCTCTACGCTCCTGCCGTTGAATTAGTAGTCAGCACGACAAGCACCGAGGTCCAGAAATGCCGAACACTGGCAAGTTCCACCTCTACGAGGTGGCTCCTGCGGACTCTGTTCCGGACAACACCACGTACCCTCCTGTAGGTGTTGTACGAGCCGAGTGCCTTTCTTGCTTCAATCTTTTTACGGTCTGCGAAGAGCCAGGGCTTACTAACATTCCCGGGGGCGGAGCAGCTATCGTTTGCTCAAAGTGCGGATCCAGGCAGGCAATATCGGGGGCGCGCTTTGCAGAGTTCATCGAGCGCTTTCCGACGGGATCGGATGCCGCCGCTCGCCTGATCGCCATGGCCAACAGTAAGGCCGGTATGAGCGAGTGATGTGAGCCGTCCAGGCTGCCCCCCCCCACCGGCGATGGAGGCCTATCGCGTAAGCCGGGCCGTGAACACGCCCCGCAACAACCAAGCCGCGCTGCTGGACCAGGTGGCTTGAGGCCCTAGGCGGCCTCGTCTTCCGGTTCGACTTCTGCGGTGAAGCCGTAGATCCGACCGACCTCCATACCGGCCGCATCCGCCGGCGACACCGACAACGTCATCTGCGGCACACCCGCGTCGAGCGGCACGAAGCTAAGCGTAACAACGCCGCGCTGGTCTGCCGTTTTCATTTCCATCTGCAGCTTTGCACGAAATTTCATGGATCTCTCCTATTTGTGCGGCGACTGGAGCGCTGGTCGCCGCGTCAGCGGTTGGAACTGTGCGGCATGGCCGCCTATGGCTCTTCGGTACTGACCACTGCGATGGTCTGGTTCTCGATCTGCGGGACCGCCTGGGTGGTGAGCGAGCCCTCGTAGATGAAGCTCTGGTACGTAGACCCCTGCTCGGTCGCGGTGAATGAGCCGCTGCAGGTGAAGTAGTACTGCTGCTGCCATCCGCCGTTGGGCAACTGCGGAATGCCAGCGTCACGATCGTGATAGGTGTTGCTGACCAATACGGCGGATGCCGGAAAAGCCTGCTGGGAAACCAACTCCAAACCTGCACCCGAGTTTCGACGCAGGCGTAGAACGGTGCTGGTCACGATTGCTGGCGGCGGCGGCTCGTTGCTCGAGGATCGTCCGTCATACCAGGTGGTGTAGGTCGGAGAAAACGTGCTGAACGACGCCACCACCACCCGCTGTTTTCCGTGCGCCGCGAAAGGACCGACCTCGACGTACGGATTGGCGGCGGTGCTGCTGGTGCGATTGGCGTTCTTCCAGATGCCTGCCGACAGCGAGCCGCCCCAGTACGCGTTGCCGCTCACATCCATCCACATCGTGGCGTTCATCTTGTTGGCGGCGCCGGCACCCACGTTCGGACCGAAGTAGTCCATCAGGTCGCCGCTGCCAAAGCCGGTGCCGATGATCCGCTGCGAGTTCCCTTTCCATACGCGGATGTAGCCATCGCGCATCTCGATGCCTTCCGGCTGGTTCGGACTGAGGATCTGAAGAACGTTCGCCAAGATCTTCATGTCGACGACCTTGCCGTCGTTCTTCGTGACCATGCCGCCGGTCAAGCCGTCGGCCGTGACGTAGAGGCTATAGCCAGCCAGAGTCTCGCCTCCGCCCGCCGAGTACGGGGACGGGCCCGTCTGCCCCTCGCGCATCTCTTCCAGCATAGGTTGGAAGATCCAGAAGTAGTTGCCCTCGTTGTTGCTGAGGCCCAGACCTCTCAGATAGAACCCGACCCTTGCATAGACTGCGCTGGCCGGCGCCACCATCGACGCGCTCAAGCGCTTCATCCTGTCCAGGGTGATGGGCGGGCGGACGTTCGTGGCATCCGCTGGACCGGAATACTGCTCACCAACCGTGTTGCCGTTGGCGTCCCTGAAGGAGATCAGCAGAGCCAATCCCACCCGGTGGCAGTTGATATAGGCGGAGAAGCAGTAACGCTTCCCAGCCACAACTGGCACGGGCTGTTCATCACCGGCCCAGAACTGGGTGTTCAAGGCGAGATTCGAGGGTGCAAACCCACCGAAATGGGCCAAGCCAGGCGGAGCCCATTCCGGGCCAGCAACAAGGCCAAGCTGCTGCCAGGTTCCGTTTCCGGAGTTCCACCAACCCCACCCTCTACGCCCGTCCTTGAAAAGGGTGTTGGATAGAAGATTTCCGCCGCCTGCGATTGATGCATCAACCTTTGCGGTGAGTGTCTGCACCACCCCGGCGTCTGCCTTGCCAGCCACGCTGGCGCCGACCTGGTTGACCTGCTGCCCCAGAACGCTGAGCTGGCCACCTTGTTGCGTGACAGTCGTGGTCAGCGCGCTGAGCCCGCTGGCGGCCGCGTCAGCGACTCCTTGGGCCGCCGCCGCCTCGGTCACATCCAGCAGCACGAAGTCATCCCAGAGGATTTGCTGGCCAGCAACCAGATTGCCAGTGTGATATTCCTGGAAGTGCAGCTGGTTCTTCCCTTCCGGAATGGTCAGCTTGCCGCTGATCTTTACCCAGTCCTCAGTGCTCAACTGCGAAACGTTGAGCTGCTGGAAGTACGGATAGGTGGCCGAAGCCCCATTGAGCGACAGATTGCCACGCAGCTGGATGGTGCCGCCCGTTGCGCTACCCACCCGCTTGACCCAAGCCTCCGCGTAGTACGTACGGCCCGGTGTGACGTCGAAGGTTTGAATAACGGTGCTGCGCGCCACGCCATCACCGCTCACCGCCAGAGCGTTGGTGCCAGTGCGTCCGCCTGTGCCGACTACCGCCCAGGCAGCCAGCGCAGTGCCGGAGGCGCGCCCCTCAAAGCTGCCGTCGACCACCATGTTGCTGCCTGACCTGTTCGCCTGTGCGAGCCCTGCGCTCACCGTGGTAATCGCTTGGCCCTGAGCAGTCGTCGTGCCCTCCAGCGTTGTCACCTTGCCGCTGAGCGTCGTGGCCAACCCCACGTTGGCGGCGAGCGCTGCGGCAGCCTCCACAGCACTGGGCTGCCACTGCGTGGCGACGCTGCCCTGTTGGAACTGGGCGTTGTCCACGTCCAACTGGTAAAGGGCGCTCCCTGCAGCTGAGCCGAAGACTCTGCAGATGGCCCTGGCGGCGACGGCTCCCTCTCCGGCGAGGCTGGGATTGATGACGAAGCGCGTAAAAGCGTCGGTCAGCACGAAGTCCTGTTGGACCGTATTGACCGGGCTGCCTGCTGCGTTCACATACTGGGTGTACATGCGGAACAGGGCACCAGGCGTACCCTTTGCCCAGATCGACCACACATAGGATTCACCCACCTTTACCTTGGGCCGCATTGCCACCGCAGGTTCGATACCCACGTAGGAGCTCGCCCCGGTCAGCGTGCTGCTGATGCTGAGGAAGCGCGAAGACCCCGGAAGGTCGCTGACCCCATACCTTGCTACCGCGCTGCCGGATGATGACGATGCCCAGTTGGGCGCAGGCGTGTTCGCGTTCGTGCTGGTCTCGAAACTGCTGTCGATCAGCAGGTTGTCTCCGCCGATGTTGGCCAAACCCGCTGCCAGCCCGTCTGCACGAATGTTCACGGCAGTAATAGCTTCGCCCTGAGCCGTCAGTGCAGCACCCTGCTGTGTGACCTTTGTGTCGAGCGTGCTGAGCGCACCAGCGTTGGCGGTTGCCTGGCTCTGCGCCGCATTCGCGGTCTGCTGCGCTGCCGCTGCAGCCGCGGCAGCATCCGTAGCCACCTTGTCGCTGACGGCAGCCCACGCCGTCCCGTTCCACCGCTTGGGCGTATTGGCATTTCCAGTGGAATCGATCCACAGGTTCTGCGGCAAGCGATCGGCGACCGCCGGCGTCGCCGCTCCATAGATGACCTTGCCTTTAGCTCCGGCGGCATCGGCTGCAGCCTGCGCGGCCTGCTGGGCGGCGGTGACGTTGCCGTTGGTCTGAGCAAGGCCGGACTGGACTTGGCCGATCAACGTTGCTTGCGCAGTCTGGATCCCTTCGATGCTGCTGGTTCGCGTCGTCAGCGCCTGAAGACCAGATGCCGTCAGCTCGTTTGCCACCAGGTCGGTGACGTCGTAGATCTCGATTCGGTCGAAAGCAACCGTGGCGCCAACCGTGGTCACGTAGGCGGTGAAGCGCGCCTCAATGCGGGTGGGCCCGACCTCAGACCAGTCAACGGTGTAGCGCTGCCATGCCGTATTGGTCACCGCCACAGTCACGTCCGATACGCCTTCCACCAGCGCAGCGTCGCGCACATGCTGGCGCATCAGCACATTGCCGCCCGTGCCCACCGCCCGAGCCTTGAAGATGGCCCTGAACCGGCGAGGTGCCTTCACAGGCTGCCAGGCAGCCTCATTGGCTGCAATCCAAGGAGAGGATGCGGTCGATCCCCGACCAATCACCACGCCTGGCCCACCGTCACCGCTGGCCGCGCCCCACTCGATACTGTTGCCGGCAGGTCCAACGGTCCGGGTCCACCACTCCATACCGGTGGCGAAGTTGCTGTTGGGGACAATGTTGTCCCCAGTCATACGCAGCCCGGTCAGCTTGCTGTTGACGGTCGTTGTTGCCTGGGAGTTGGCCTGGTCGGCGGCAACCATCGCCTCTTGCAGCTGGGTGACCGCCGCGGTGGTTGCGAGCTGGCCTGTTCCTGCAGGCAACCGTGCTTCCATCGTGCTGATGCGCTGAACCTGTGCACTGTCGGCCGCCACTCGCGCGGAGCGCTCGTCACCCACAAAGCCCTGCGCCTGGCTGAGGTCAGTGCCGGTGTAGCTGCCGACCATGCGCACGGCCAACGTGTTGCGCTGGCTGGCCTCCGCCGCGAGTGCAGTCACTCGGGCCTGCGTCTCTTCCTGCACCAGCGCTACGCTAGCGCCTGGCGCGGGCCGACCGATGGCGATGTAGTCGTACTCGACATAGTCGTTGACGGTCTGGCCACGGGTGAGCGCGATACGCACCTGCCGTATCGGTGACGGGCCAGACCATGGAATATCGCTGATGTCCACGGTGGCTACGCCAGCAGCGTCGAAGGCCGGCTGCGCGACTTTTTTCGACTTCCCATCGTTCCAAGCCTGATCAGCCTCTGTCGTCCAACGGACCAAGCCAAGCCAGACCGGATTGCCGGTCCTGCGCATGCGCAGCTTGATGAAGCGATAGGCGTTGCCGTCGATCCCCAGGGCTGCAGGCGATTGTGCGTAGGATGCGCTGTTGTTGGTCGGGCGGAGCCAGCCATCATTGAGAGCCGGCGCTCCGCCGTTGCTGCCCCACCCTTCGACGGTGGTCGTGAAGTGCCAGATCGTCTTGCTGTCAAACTGCGTGCCGCTGCCAGCGGCGACCTCGGACAGCGCGCGGGAAAGCGAATCGAATCCGTTCTGCTGCGTTTCGCTGACCGCGGTGATGGCAGCTTGGCGCTCCATCTTCTCGTTGAGAAGCTGCGTGGCGCGGGCTTGGCTCTCGGTGGCGACCGCGTCCATGGTCTGGCCGATCTGGGTGACGCGGGTCTGCGCCTCCTGCACCAGCCCGGCGTTCACCAGCGCGATATCGCGAACGCGGCTCGCGGCCTCATTGGCATCGGCGAGCGCGCGGTCCACGATTTCCTTGTCCAGCTTCTGCTGGGCGGCGATCAGCTCGGCGGTGGTCGGCGCGGGCGTGGCCTCCACCACCGTGCCCTGCCCCGGTTTCCCCCGCACGGACGCTGTGATTCGGAAGAACCACTTCTGCCCGCTGCCATCGCTGTAGAGGTAGCGGGTTTCGGTGGTGCGGTGAATCTCCGTCCACGGCCCGTTCTGGCTGGCGCCCCGCTCGATGATGTAGACGACCCCGGCCTGATCGACGGCGTCCCACTCGATCAGAACGCCGTCGGCCACCGGCTCGGGTGTCACGCCGTCCACCGGCGGCGTCTCTGCGGACACGTACACCGTCGGGAACCATGACGAGTTCTGCGCCGTCACCGGGGTGACAGACGGCAGCGCGCCCGCCCCGATATCGATCAGGGTAATTTTCCGTTCTTGCATTGGGGATCCTTAGTTCAGCGCTTCGCGCAGTGACGCGCTGTTGCTCGTGCGTACGCCGGACGTGGTGACGCGCAGAAGGTCGCGGAGCACCTGGTTCTGTTCGGCCAGCAGGGTATTGCCCTGCTGCACGGCCGCCGTCGTCTCGGCCTGGCCCTTTCCATCGACCACCAGGTCGAACACCGCCCGGCTGAAGTTGTCCGGAAGCGCCTCGATCACGTCAGCCAGCTTGCCCATGCTGGTTCCGTCTTCGAGGTCGAGGTTGCCCACCTTCATGCTGTCAACCAGGCCGGTGACCTGCCCGTAGAGGCTGTTGTAGTCCTGGCCACTGGCGTAGAGGTTGCGACCGAAGCCCAGCGCGGCCTGTGCGGCCGCCTGCGCCGCGCTGCTGTCGCCGCCGGATACGGCGCGCTCCAGCTCGCGCATCGTCTCCTGCAGCTTCTCCTGATCGGTCAGCGGCGATAGGTCGCTGATCGACAGCCCGTACTTCATGGCCTTCTTGTCGGCGTCAATCTGGGCCTGCAGCTTGCCCATGTTGGTCGCCCGCAGCGCTTCGATCTTGGCCAGGTCCTCCGCCCGGGCGCCTGACAAGCCCAGCGCCTTGGCGTAGTCATTGGCCGCCTTCACCTGCTGGCGGTAGGTGCGCTCGATCGTCAGCGCCTGCGACTGGTACTGCGTCAGGTTGGAGGTGAGCAGCTGCGTGGACACGTCGGCCATCAGCGTGGCGTAGTTGCCCAGCAGCCCGGTGACCTTTTCGATCTGGGTGGCCAGATCCGTGCCGGCGACGCCGGCCAGGTCCTGGAAGTAGTCGACCGCCTTGTTGACCTTCTCGATCTCCATGGTGTTGAGCGCCCGGCCCAGCTCGTCGGCGTTGCCGACGGCCAGCGCGATCGATGCACTCAGCGCGGAGAACACGTCCGCCGACTCGTAGTAGCCGTCGAGCTGGTTGCCGAACCCGGCCACCCGAACTGCCTCGGTGAACAGGCGATCGGTCATGTCACCCAGATAGGCTTCGAGCTGGGCCTTAGCCTCGGTCGAGTCGGCCGACAGCGTCAGCTTGCCCAGGCTTACCCGGACCCCAGCCAGCTGCTGTGTCAGGTCAACGCCCAGCTGCTTGGCGAGGTCCGTCGTCGCCCCGCGCACCTGGCGCGCGGCCATATCGAACGTGCGGTCGATGTTGGGGTCCAGGCCGGTGTACTGCGTCCACTTCTTGTCGCTGCGGAACAGGCCACCCTTCGCCTTCACATCGGCGTAGCTCTGGCCGGCGAACCCATCGAAACCGTAGCTGCCGGTAATGCCCTGCCCGGTGACCTTGGGCGCGCTCCGACCAAACAGCTTTGCGTGAATGCTGGAGCCGGACAGAATCGATGCCGTCTTGGCATTGAGGCCCAGGCCACGGAAGCCCTTATCCGCCAAGCCGACAGCGCCCGCCGTTGCGATCTTGCCGGCCCAGCTCTCGCCGTTGGCGATGTCCCATCCCTGATCGAACAGCTCTGCGTTTTTCATCATGCCGGCGATGATCCAGCCGATGATCGGGACCGCTGCCGCAGCGGTCGAGCCGGCAGCACCGGCGCCAGCTGCTGCGGCCCCACCTGCAGCGCCGCCGCCGGTGAGTGCCGCAACGTTGTTGCCGAACCCCATGAGGCTGCCCGCGTTGGCGCCACTCGACGCGGCAGATCCGGCACTAAACAGCCCCTGCCCCTTGGACAACAGCCCGGCGATCGTACCCACGTTCTGGCCACCGGCGGCGGATCCGTTCCCGCCGAACAGCCCCATGATGCTCTGCATGCTGAAGCCGCCGCCCTGGCTACCCCAGTTGCTGAAGCCTTCCATGATCCGGGTCTGGATCGGGATAACCAGCTTCTGCTGCAGCAGCTGGCGCGCGAGGTCGCGCAGTCCCTGCTTGGCCACGTCCTTCAGGTCATCCCACAGGCCGTTGAAGTCGCGCAGCCCACCGGCAACGAAGTCCGCCATCGCATCGGCGGCATCGCCGACGCCGTAGACCACCACGTTGGCCCATGCCTCGACGTTGGCCGCTGCCTCTTCAACCCGCAGTGACAGCGCCGCAGACGCATCAGCCGCAGCCAGCATCGACCGCTCATACTCTTCGTAGCTCGCCGCTCCCTTGGCCAGTGCCAGCGCTTCCTTGCCGCCGGCGGCCTCGACCGCCTTCTGCAATTCCTGCCGCATGTCCCGCTCATTGAGCAGCTGACGACGGTAAAGCTCGCGCGCGCGCCCGATCTTGCCCAGCACGGCCAGCTCGCCGTCCATGGTCGCAAGCAAGGCCTCCGGACTCGTAATGGCCCGATCCACCTCCGCAGCCACCTTGGCGTACTCCATCGCGCTCTGCGCCATCAGCACGTTGGCATCAGCCTGGGCGATATTGCCCTTGGCCAGCGCAGCGTTGTACTCGGCCATGTTCTGCAGGTGCTTGGCCATCGCCTCGTCGAGCGGGCCATTCATCGCCGCGGCGGCCAGCTCCGCCTGCTGGCGGTAGCGCTCAAGCGCGTCGGTCGCGGCCTTCTGCTCCTTGATCGCCGCCTTGTCACCCGCCTTCGCAGACTGCGCGGCCTTCTGGGCCACCTCGGTCTGACGAATCAGGCTCAGCCCCAGCGCGATCTGCTTGTTGTACTCAGCGCGTTGCTCCGCGCTGAGCTTGTCGGCGCCGCCGGCCGCGTTGATCTTCTGCCCGACGTCAACCATGAAGGCTGCCTCGGCGCCCTGCTTCAGGCGCACGAGGTTCACGAGCTGGCCGTCAATGCTGGACTGTAGCGACTTCAGGTGCTGGTCGATCCCATCGGAAGCGGCCTTGGAAGCTACTGCTTGGCGATTCAATGCTGCCGTCGTTGCATCGGTTTGCCGTTCGGCTCCATTGCTGGTGCCGATGAACGTGCCGAGCAGCTGATTTTGCTGCTCGTATTTCAGGCCCAGAGTGGCGGCTGACGCTGTCTGCTCAACAAACCTCTCGGTAATCCGCTTCGCAGCGGGCGCACCTTCCAAGAGCCTGGCATTGGCATTAGCGAGCTCAGCGGCGAACTGATCCGCGCTGACCTTCCCGGCCTGCAATTGCTCGCGCAGCGCGCGCACCTCCTTGCCATACTCACGAGCGGGGATGCCACCGACCTCGCTGTTCGCCACGCCGTACATACGATCAATTGCGCTGGCGATCGCGTCGTAACCCGCTTGCATTTCCTTCTGCAGTCGCAGAATCTCGCCCGCTTGCTGCTGCTTGTTCAGCTCGCGGAACTTATCGATGGTGTCATCCATCGTTCCGTTGAAATCGATGAGCGCGCTATCGGCATCCTTGGTGCTGTCGCGGATCACCCACCAACCGGCCGCTGCAGTGGCGAGGGCGGCGGCAATTCCCACCGGGCCACCAAGTGCGGCGTAAGCAGATGACAATCCCTGCGCGGCAACGCGGGCGGCGGTCTGCGCCGCTGTCAGGCGAACAGTTGCTGGGACCATGCCCATCATGCCTACTGAGGCGCGATTGGCCACGACCGCATTCGTCGCCCAGAGCGTATTCAGTGCAGCGATGCCCTTGGTCAGCTTGCCCCCAGCGTAGAACACGCCCAAGCCTACGCCGAGCGGAACTGCGGCCGCTGCCACCACGCTGAGGTTCTCGGCGAAAGAATTGACCGCTGCGGTAGCCGCAGCGATTCCACCGCTCTGTGCCTGGCTGCCCAGCAGGTCGTTGAAGGACTCTTTCAGGCCGGTGAGCGCTCCACCCAGCGTCTCGCGAGCGGCCTTGGCTGCGCCGGCATAGGACTCTTCCATCACGCCCATGACGATGGCCTGCGCCTCGCCCAGCCTTCCGGCCGCCTCCAGCGACGCCAGCATGTCCTTCTGCTGCGCGGTGAACTTAAAGCCTTGCTTCGTCAGCGCAGAGACACCCTCGGCCGGGTATTCCAGCGCCTTGCCGACGGTCTCAGCGGACTGCGTAATGTTCTCACCTAGGCGTACCGACTGATCGATCGCCAGCTGCAGCGCGCGAGGGAAGTTCTCACCAATGATGCCGGTGTACGACAGCAGGCGCGTCTGCGCATTGACGATCTCGCCCGACGAGTGAATCGTCGCCTTCGCCATCTTGTCAGCCATCTCAACAAGCTGCTTGCTGTTGAAGCCAGCGGCCTGTCCTGTTGACTTCAAAGCCGCGTTCAGCTGTGCCAGTTCGTACTGGGCATTAACAGTTTCGGAAATGAACTTGCCGAGCAACGCACCACCGCCGATCGCGCCGAAGCCTTTGGCTAAGGTGGCCATGCTCAGATCTATGCTCGTAACAGAGAGCTTCGCGTCGCGGGCGGCCTGGGCAAAGCTGTCGGACATCTCACGCTGCATCTGGCGCATGGCCCGCGCCGACCGATCAGATGCCCGGGCGGCCTTGCCCAAGTCCCGCTCAAAGCTGCCTGTTTCGGCCAGCAGATCAACCGTCAGCGTATAAAGGGCCATATTCCGTCCATAAAAAAGGCCCGCACATGGCGGGCCTTAGGTAAACCGGTGGTGGGTAGATCAGTCGCTACATACGTCGGCGATGTCCTTGTAGGACATCCCTTTGGCTCTCAGCTGATCTTTAAACTCGTCACTGCATGTCGCCACAACCTCTGACTTTCCCTTCTCGTCGCCTCTACTCATCCACGCAGGTCTGGCGACACTCATTTCGAGCGTAGGCGCTTTGAATTCCTCTTTGAACCCATCCTTGCACGCACTGTGCTTTGGATTGTCCACACAGAATTCTCGGACGTCGACTGGCGGGTCCCCTACCCAAGGCTCAGACACTTCGCAACCGCCCTCCCAATAGAAGGAGCCTCGATGCGGCGTCGAAATCAAGGTGTAGGTTCTGAAGCCAACGTACCCACCAAAGCCATTTCTTGCATTCAAGATTACGCACATGCGGTAACCACAGACGTCTGAACGGCCTGGATGCCCGCGGCTCATGCAAGTGGCATATGGACGACTGATAGCAAACCCGTACATATTCGCTGGGTCACGCAGGAGGCCTCCAATGCCCATGAATGCGGTTTCAACGGCTTCACCGTACGTTGGCGGCGCTCCGTAGCCCGGCTCCTGTGCTTGGCGCGCGTAAGCGGGCGCCGCCACGAGCAAGAGAGCCGTGAGAATTGCGTAGTTCTTCATCTCGTCCCCTGAGTTTTCCGCCCATGATGCCAGCGGCAGGAAATCGGCTCAATCGGATATCGCTACGATGGGATCTCTTCAAACTCCATGTATCCGCTGAAATACTGCCGGCTGATGTTCTCGGCCGAGGGCAGCTGAGTGGCGTGGCCGTACATCGCAGCGCGCGCGGCCAGAACCGGATCGAACGCCTTGGTCTGAATGTCGCGGTATTGCGGCACGACACATGCGCGCTGGCGCCCCGCCATCGCCATTGCCAGCGTCTCCCAGTCCGTTCCGGCCAGGCCGCCCTTGCGCACCACTGCCGTCGCGCGGCCCGACAGCGTCGCGGTCAGGCGGCGGTACACGGCACCGGCTACCGTGTTCACCTGCCCGCCCTTGGTCCGCGTGTGGGTGCTGGCGTCGATCGGCGCCACTGCCCATCCATCCGTGATTCCAACGTCCACCGTCCGGAAGATCGCGATCTCCCCCACCTCCACGTTGGCCACCGTGGTTTCGATCTGTACCGCCACACTGCTGACCGCGGCCGTGCCGGTCGGGAAGAGCCATGCACATACGGTCCCGGTCGGCAGGCGTACGGTCTGGCCGATGGCACCCGCCGCCCGCACGGTGACGCCGGCTGGCACGTTGAGGCCCAGCACGGCCACGATGCCCGGCACAACAGCCTCAGCCAGGGTGATATTGATGGACAGCGCACCGGTGCGAGCGATGCGCGCCCGGCGCGCGGGCTTGCCGTCGAACAGCGCCGCGCCTCCGTCTGCCGTCAGCCAGGTCCCACCTACCAGCGCCACCGATTGAGGGGCTGGCATTCCGTATCCGATCAACATGCCCCTGCGCCCCGCTTCGCAGCGCGAAGCTCTTCCTCATTGCGTTTGAGCGCTCGCACCTGGCGAGCAAGGCACGCGATCAGCCGTCGTCTCACAGCACCCTGATCCAAGGCGCAAATAGAATCCAGCGTGTGCATGGCCCCGGCGACTAGGCTCTTGTTGAGGTCACAGGGATCACCGCCACGCACGCATACCACTACACGGACGTCGCCCTTTTCAGGATCGAATTGAATGGTCACGGTTTATCTCCAAGAAGCAAGGGCCATCCTTGCCGAGCTGCAACGGATACATGGGGAGTTTGAGGAGCTGATGAACGCCGGCGATCGGCTAAAGAACAGCCGCGCCTACGAGATCGAGGAACACCGGGAGCGCCTCACTGCCTTGAAGGCCTACCTCAAAGAACGAAGCAAAATGCCCACCATCGATGGCAGCAAACGAGGCACCACGATTCTGGAGTCGTCGTTTTTCGATCCAGCTATCCGGTCCGCTTCGGCCCACTTCAGTCTGAGGGTTAATGCCCCGGCGGCTCAGTGGGTATCGGGCCTGTACGAGTCCTCATCGGACATCTCCTACTACATATTTCAGCTCGAAGCCCACATCGCCGAATACAAGCACTAGCCCCACATCGTTAGGACCACGTCGCCCGTGGCCGGGTTGCGCTCAACGCGCCGTACCAGCACCGCCTTGCCCTCTTCCAAGCCGTACCTCGGGTACGTCAGCCGGCCGATCTGGCCGGGCTGGGGGGCCAGGCTCTGATCGCCGCGCACCGTCACCTGGTAGAAAAATCGCTGCTGACGGTACATACCCACCACCCGGTCGATCTCGGACTGCGCGTCAGCCGCGTTCCAGAAGAGCGAGATCACCGGATCCGCCGCGTCCGCACGGCGATAGTGCTGGTGCAGCGCCCCGCCGCCGTAGACCTGCGCGCGGAACAGCCCGGTCAGCTCGTCGCGTCGGGCCTGCGGCACGTCCACCACATCCGTGACCAGGTCCGAGGCAGCCAACGCCTGCGCGTTCGGGCGGTATGCCATGCGACGTGTCAGGTTCGGCGCGTCGTCTGGCACCGCCACCAGATCCTCGGCCAGGTCGTTGGCCGTTAGCTCGAACGCCGGAGCACCACCGAACGTCTCGGGGGCCACCACCCGGGTGAAGCGCAGCACACCGGTGGCGTCCTGGTAGCAGGCGGCCCCATAGCTGGGGAGGATGGCGTTCATGGCATCTCGACCGGTGATCGCATTCCCGGCGTAGTACCCCACGCCCGCATAGCCGGTTGCTGCATCTATCGCGGCGCAGTCGCTGCCCGACCAAGAGGTTTTGCCCAGTCGGCCCATGATGTCCGCGATCGCCTGCCGCAGCGTGGCTGGGCGCTGGCCGGGCCCGACGCTGGAAAGGTCGGCCACCACCGGCGTGACCGGAGGCGACTTCATGATCAGCTGCTGCCCGTCGGGCGACAAATTAAACGTGCCCGGCTCCATGAGGTCACCGCGGTCCATCACCACATCGGCGTAGACCACGCCGTCGGCCACGAACATCGCCGTCGCATCCGAGTTGGCACCCATCGCCGGCACGCTGGCCACCGCACCGATCACCACCGGTTGCGGCTTCCACGCCAATGCCGCGATGTTCGGCATGAACACGCCGCGGTTGATCGTCTTATCCAGATCGTCGTGAGCATCGCGGAAGTGAACCGTCTTGCTGCCGTCGTCGTTGATCTCGATGCGGTCCACGGTGAAGCGGAACACGGCAGCTGTGTCCGCCAGCATTCCGGCGGAGCTGCCTGCCCGGATCTGGACCGGCATCCCCGAGGCGCCGGACAGCGCCAGGCTGTCCAGCAGGCCGTCGGCGTCGAGCACGACGCACTCAGCAGCACTGGTCTGGGTCACCGGGTCGCCGCCCCAAGGCCAGAAGTTGATCTCGCTGATCAGGTTCACCCCTTCGGCGATCAGCCCCTCGTAGCGTGCGTTTGCCGGCAGGTCGCCCGGTGCAGTCAGCCAGTCCGCGTCTGACAGGCGGGTTACGGGCCCGGAGGCCGTGGCCACCCTCCAGCCGGCGAGTGCAGCCGGGCCCCGCGCGTTCCACTGCCCGGCGTTCACCACCATGCACAGACCACCGGCCTTACTCGCCGCGAGGGCACCGGCGAAGTGCAGCGGGCCCGCCAATGTGATGTCGCGCTGATGCACCTGTGTGGCGCCCAGGTAGAGCTGCAGGCGGGTCGGCGTGCCAAACACCACCCGCAGGCCGGCGATGTCACCGTGCTTGGCAATCGGTAGGCCGGTGGCGACAGCCGCGCCATTCAACATCACCCGCCCCGTTCCTAGCTCCCACCCGACCCCCGCAGCCGTGGCCCCCGGGTAGGTATTGAGCGGAGCTGCCGCAGTGACAATGCCGACCACTGCCACCATCGGGTCGTCGCCCCAAACGGCGAACTCGGCCCCTACCGTTCCCGTGCTTTGCGCCACGTCCGACTTGGCCATGCGGCTGATATTGGCCGCGGCGGTGGTGGCCAGAGTGAGGCCGCCGTCTCGCGCCGCCAGCAGCGGGCCGATGGGAACCGCCACGAAGCGCCCGAAATTGTCAGCCATTGGTCATCCCAGTGAATCAAACCAGTCCTGCGCCTCGTCGTCGTCCGACCGAGGCACCAGCACGTCCATGAAGTCCTGCATGCCGCGCTTCGTGCCTCCCTGGCTGTGCGCGGCGAAGGTGAAGGCAGCGAATGCGGCCGGCTTGATGTGCAGCCCCACCGGATCGATGGGGTTTCGCTTGTGGAACTCCCACCACCGCAGGAACTCCTTGCGCGACATGGTCCCGCGCAGCTCGGCCACCGTGCGATGCAGATGGCCGGCCAGCACATGCCAGAACCAGTCCTCGCCCCGCTGCCTTAGGCGTTTCCCGCCTCGGCCTGGGCGTCAGCGGCCTTGTCGCCGAAGCCCGAGTGTTTCATGGCCACCTGCTGCAGCTCGGCCGCCACCAGCGGCTTCAGCTGTGCCGCCTGGGCGTCCGTCATCACCGGCTTGCCGTTCTCGTCGCAGATGGTCGCCGCGATCAGCTTGGCGCGATCGCCGTCCTGGAAAAGCTTGCGGAACTCCGCATCCGGCAGCTCACGCACGTGGAACTGCGCCTTGTCGCCGCTGGGCAGGGTGATGGTGTCCGCATGCACGTCCTTGGAGGCGAACATGCCCAGGCTGGTGAATGCCTGGAGCACGGATTGTTCGGTGGCGCGCGTATCGGTCGCCGGGGTGTCGTTGGTCTTGCTCATGGGCCGTTTCCTGAAATGGTGGCTGGGCACGCAGGCCGCGCACGGCTAACACGCGGGAGTTCCCGCGCACCCGGCCAAAGAGAAGGCCCGCCGTAGCGGGCCGAAAGAGAGAGAGAGAGAGCGCCGTTTATCTTGGTCAGGGACTGCCGTTGGGACGATTGGTCTTGACGGGGCCGGTGCCGCGGATCGTGATGGTTCCCTTCCAGATGTCGTTGTCGGCCACGTTCACTGCGAAGTTCTGGACGAAGCCCTGGAACTGCTTGGATACCACCGTGGTCGGCGGCGTGATCTTTCCGGCCACGGCGACCGGCTTGGGGACACCAGCCGTTTCGCTCAGCGGGGCGGCAACCAGGAAGTCCACCACGGCGCCGGTCTCGTGCAGCGCCTCGATCTTCTCGTGGTCGACCGGGTCGTAGTTGACCTCGATGGTGGTGCTACCAGTGGCTTTCCGGCCGGCGACGAACTGATCCCAGTCGTCGTCGAAGTCGGAGATATCGATCTCCGACGCCTGGCCGTCGGGGAACCCGACCGAGCGCAGGCGGGTCACCTTGATGACTTCGGCCGCGCCGATCGCGATGAACAGCTGAGAATGCTTGGACTTCAAAACGCCCATTGCGGTTTACCTCTTGTAGAAGCCCGGTCGCCGGGCACAAAAAAACCGGCTTGCGCCGGCGGTTGGGATTGCGAAGTTGGCCGGCTACCGGATCGCCAGCAGCCGCACGTCGAAGGAAATACCGAAGGCGCCGGTGTCGTCGTCATCCGGCGTGGGGTTGTAGGACTCGATACTGCCGTGTCGCTCCACCTCGTCGCGGATGGAAACGGCGGCGGCGTTCGCCTGGCTCGCGCCGTCGCCCCACACGTTGAGGCGAACGCGCCAGCCATCCGCCGGCGGAGGATCGGAAAGCTGCGCCAGCGGTGACCCGCCCACCACGCTCCACGTGGCGTAGGGCAGCGCCGCACCCTCTGGCGCCACCCCGGGCCACACGCGAATCGGGTCGCCCAACAGCGCGCGCACAGGACCGCTGGCCTGCAAGATCGATTGGATCAGAGGAACCATCACAGTACCCAGCCTTGCCGTTTCAGCGCGCGAGTGATCGCGATCCACGTTTCATTGATGATCGCCTGGGCCGCTTGCGGACCACGGGCCTCCGCCGAGGGCGTCAGGAATGGCTTTGCCGCCATCTTCTTCGTCCCGAACTCAACGTGGCGCCAGTAGTGTGCCCAGCCGGTAGTTTCATAAACCTTGCCGACGCGGCGCAGTCGCTGGTTTCGCTTCGTGTTCGAGTACTTGGCCTTTCGGCCTACCCGGACACCGACGGTGAAGTACTCACCGTCCTTGCCCACCCCTGCCCGGCGTCGGTTCCTCGCATTGGCCCTGCGGACCACGATTTCGCTGGCAAGGAAGCCGGAATGCTTCACCACACGGTTCCGGGCCTCATCACGGATGATGTTGCCGCCCTTGCGCATGCCGGTGCGCAGCGGCTTGCCACGGACCTCGTCCGGCAAGCCGCGCAGGGTAGTCAACAGCCCCCTCAGGCCATGAAGCTGTAGTTCCTCAGCCATCCGAGACCCCCGCATCCACCATGAGGTTGATGTGGCTGCGGGCAGTGGGATCCGGCAGCACCGCCCGAATGGCGTACACCTGGCCGTCGAACGTCACCCGCATGGTGTTGAGGACACCCGGCAGGTACGGGATCTCCATGCGAGCCGTCACCTGACCATGCTCGGCACTTGCCGCGGTGAACTCGCGCCCAGACAGCGGCACGACCTCCGCTGGCACGTCCCTGTGCCAGTCTGCCCAGGCCTTCCGGTCGCCGCCAAGCTGATCGCGCACCGTGGTGAAATCCTGCAGCGTGATCCGATGGCGATACTTGCCGGCGCGCCTCATGGCATCACTCTCCGATAGGGGAACATAAGGCGGTCGATCGTAGGGTTCTCGATCGTGCCTGCCGCAATGCCCGCCTCTCGGTTCGCGTAAAGGTCGCCGATCAACAGAAGCATCGCCGCGCGTAGCGGCGCCGGCACCGGGCCAGGAACGGTATCGAACAGAATCGGGTACTCCCCGGGACCGCTGGTGACGGTGCCTGGTTCAATCGGCAGCGGCGCGCACCGCTCGCCCACAGGACTCCATTCGTAGCTGGCCACCGCCAGCGCGTAGGTAGTCGCGCGCTCAACCACCTCGCGAGCGGCCACGATCAGGGCCTCGATCAGAAGGTCGTCGGCGGCATGGATCACAGCCAAGTGCGCTTTCGCTTCCGCCAAGCTCACCGGCTCTTCAGTGGCTGGGGTTCGCGTACGCAGCATCGATCAATCCCCTTCAGCGGACGCTACGGCATTGGGATGGGTGTCGATGAACCCGCCCGCCTCGATCGCCGGGGCATGTGCGGCTTCGAATTCCCGGACCTCGCCGCAACGCCCAAACGCGTTGTCGCTCAGCACCAACGCGCGCACCTTAGCGGTCGGCGGGGTGTGCGCCGTTGGGGCTTGCCCGTCCTGACTCTGGCCCTGGTCCTGGCCGGGTTCGCCGACCGCCTCCGCGCCAGGCGCTACCGCCGCGCCGCCTCCCCCGGCGGCGGAGGTATCGGCAACCGCTTCGGCCGTGATGCCGCCCGGCCCTGCGATAGGATCTCCGCTGTTGGCGGTGGCGACAGCAGCCTCCCCCGCGCTGGCCACCTCGGTGACAGACGCATCTGCCGCGGCAGCCGGACCCGCCGCAGCTTCGCTGACGGGCAGGGCTTGGGATTTCTGTTTTGCCATGGTCCTGCTCCTGGTACAGGCCAGGCGGTCAGCAGACCGCCCGGCCATTCAAGGGTGCCGGCTTACGCCGCGGCGCCGTGCTGGAAGGTTTTGACCGCGCCGCCTACGTCGATCAGGTTGCCGCCGGTCCGCATCCAAGCAAGGAAGCCCACCTGCCCCTTCTTGATGTAGGCCGAATCGTTGAAGCGGAACAGCGTCACAGCCATCACGTCGCGGATCTTGTAGTAGCTGAAGTCACCGAAGACGATCGACTTCGCGCCAGCTGCCGGGCTGGCCATGTGCTGGTTGATCTCGATATCACGGTTCAGTAGACGATCCGGAGCGCCGCCCGGATTGCCCTGTTCGTAGCCCGGCACGAAGATCGGGCGGCCGCTTTCGTCCTTGACCTTGCGGACCATCTTCAGCATGTCGTCGTGGAACATCCACTTACCGTTTGCGCGATATGCCGGGTCGATGCTGTGCTCGAGGTCGATCAGGTCGTCATACAGGATGAGCGGAACGGCGGACGCCGCGCCGATCTTGCCGTTGCTGGCGGCAGTGATGAGACCCATCGGCTGGCCGACGCCGGTGCCCACGGTGTAATGACGGTTGGTGACGCGCCCCAGCCGGGTCTGCAGGCGGCCGGTAATGAAGCCCTCGATGTCCGAGGTCGTGTCCTGCAGCAGCTCCCAGGGCACCGTGACGACCTTGGAGCTGTACTTGTGCACGCCCAGGCCCTTTGTGCCGAACTCGACGTCATCGTCGGTCGCCGACTGGTTCTCCGCCACGACCTCACCCTCTTCCGAGGTGCCGTCGCTGGTCGGGTACTGCATCGGCTCGCCGCCGGCAGTGCTGAAGACGTCCGCGACACGGCGCATGCCGCCGAAGTCCTTCAAGGCTTCGAGGATCTGAGCTGCGAGCGTGGTCGGGACGGTATAGCCGCCCTGTTCCGGGTTCACATTCGGGTTGCCGCTCATTGCGGCGTTGACCTGGGTCCAGTCTTCCGCGCTCAGGGCCTTGTCGCCACCACGAGCCCACTTGTCGAAGAGCTTGCGGTCCTGCGGACGCTCGCTGTTGCTGGGCGCGTCGTGCTCACGCACGCCGGCATCGCGCAGGTGGTTGTCTGCGGTCAGGTCCATGATCTTCTGGTGGCGCTCGATGGACGCGTCGATACGCTCGATTTCGGCGATGTTGGTGTCGTACTTGGCCTGGTTTTCGGCGGTCCAGGTATTGCCATCACCGGTGCTGGTGTCCAGCAGGTTGCGGGTTTCCTTTGCCAGCGCGGTGCGGCGCTCCCGCTCGGCCTGAATGTTAAGGGGCATGTGTCAGTTTCCTTTGGGCGAAAAAAAACCGCCTTGCGGCGGCTGATGAACTGCGGGCGGGAGTCGCTTACGCAGGCGCGCGCTCGAGCAGCGCAAGGCGCCGATCAAGCCCGGTTCGGTGAGCGGCGATGGCGGTATCGTCATCGCTCGCTGTGTTCTTGGGCTTCCCGAGCGCAGCCGGGGCGTTGTTGTAGGCCGAGAGATCCCAGCTGTTGCTGGCGCCCTTTTTGCCCACCACTTCAACCACGCTGTCGGCGAAGCCGTGCTGCACCGCCTCATCAGCGGTGAACCACGTCTCTTCGTCCATCCACTGCACAATCTGCTCGGTACTCTGGCCAGAGCGGCGGGTGTAGTCGCCAGCGAGGCCAGCATCGATCTTGGTCAGCAGCTCCCCGGTCTTCGACATCTCGGCCTTGTTGCCGATCGCAATCGTCCAGGCGTTGTGGATCATGAACTGCGCGCCTTGGCTGATTTCCACCTCGTCGCAGGCCATGCAAAGGCCGGTCGCGGCAGAGGCTGCGATGCCATCGACGTGGGCAACCACCTTGGCCTTGTGCTGAGCAATGGCCGTCATCATTGAGCGAGACGCGAAAACATCACCGCCCGGGGAATCGATCCGAAGGTGAATCGTCTCCACGTCCATCGCGGCCAGCTCACGCACAAAGGTGGTTTCGTCGATATCGCCCCACCACCCGCCAATCACCCCGTGCAGGTAGATGGTGGCCACGCCGTCGCCAGCTTCGGCGCGCAGCGGCTTGGAGGCGTTCGCGTTGTTACGCGCGAGCTGCAGTAGCTTCGGGATCGGCATCGTCATCAGTCCTATCTGGATCGTTCTTGTTGCCGGGCGGCTTGGCCGCCTCGGTAGGCAGGTACAGCGTGTCTCCGCCGGGGATCGGCGGCAGGTTCTTCAGGCGGCGAACCTCGTTGACGTACATCCAGCCTTGGGCGCCTGGTCCGCCGAGCGCCTTGCTGAAGTATTCCGCTTGGGCCTTGGAATCACCGGCCATGAAGCCGTCGACGTTGTGCTCCACGTAGAAGCGATCGGTCCTGAACAGCTTGCGGTTCAGCTCGTCCTTGACGCGCTTCAGATGGGACCCCAGCGTGTACTTCACGAATCCTATGCCCATGGATTCGATGCCAGTGCCGAAGCTGCTGGCCTTCGTCGTTTCACCGATCATGTGCGGCGGAACGCCGAAGGCGCGGGCGATGTCGATCACCTGCCACTGTCGAGATTCCAACAGCTGCTGGTCCACAGCGGACATGGTCAGCTCTTTGACGTCCAGGCCTTCCGTCAGGATCAGGGGGATGCGGCGGTTCCCTTGGATGCCCCCGTACTTTTTCACCCAAGCGTCGCGGAAGCTCTCCTGCATATCCGGCGTCATCTTGTTGGTGGCAGTGATCGCCACCTCCGGCTTGCCGCCCTCGCTGAAGAACTTGCCGGCGTGTTCGTCGCCTTGAATGGCGATGCCGATTCCGTTCCGGGCTCCCCACTGGATCACCGACATCGAAGAGACGCCGTTGAAACCGAAGCCCGGTATGTGCAGGACGTCGTCTTGATCCACCGTGAAGTAGCCGATGGTGTCGTGGAACGTGTACTGCAGCCGGCGGGGTTCCTTGGGGCTGGAGCGCTCCTGCTCCAAGATCGTTACCCTATCGCGCGGCCAAGGGATCAGCCCGGTTACCGTGCCGCTGCGGTTGCGGGTGGCGTAGGCGATGCCGTCTCCGCGCAACAGCATCTGGGAGATCATGAACTCCCAACCGGTGGATGCGGACCATGCCGGGCCGAACTGCTCGTTCAGAATCCACCAGTAATCGTGCTTGGCGCGCTGGCGACCGTCGTCCATCCGCTCGAATACCGGCAACGGCAGCTGTGCGATCGAGCCAGCGATCAGGTTCACGCAACTGTAGACAGCTGACACCCGCATCGCGGTCTTGTCGGTTACAACAGCGCCAGATGCCGTTGCGGGGTTTCCGAACACCTCAAACATCCGAAGATCGGACGAGGCCACGGTGTCCCCCTCAGTCAACGCATTTACCGTCGGAGCCTTGGCCCGGAGCGCGCGTTCTATACCGAGGGCAACGTCCAAGCGGTTGCGTGCGATTTTTGCGCTCATCAGTCCATCACCACGAAGCCCTGTTGAATTTGACCGGTGTCCTGCGCTTGCATCGCGCGGGCCATGGCCATGATCAGCGCCACTGCGCCGTCGATCTTGTTGTCGTTCGATTCCTTCCGGGGATACACGTGCTCCTTCGCGTCTATCCGCGCCACCACGTTGCCCATCATCCAAGTCAGCGCGGCGTTGCCGTCGTGCCACAGCTGGTGGGACAAGATCAGGGCCTCAACTTCCTTCATCGGCTCGGAGAGGTTGCGGACCGACTGGGCCATCTCCACCACTGGCAGGCCCTCTTGGCCAAGCCTGGTCATGACGTAGGTCGCTTGGGTCGGATCGAAGGCGATGTCCTGAATGTCGATCCCTCGCGCCGCCAGCTCTTTCAGCTCTTCCTCGATGAACGCGTAGTCGGTCATGTTCCCTGGCGTTGCTACCATCAGGCCTTCCAGCACATACAGCTGGTAGCGCTCGTTTTCCTCTACCGCTGCTTCCGGCACGTAGAAGCGCGGAACAACGTAGAAGGAGCCGTCCTTCTCGAACAGCATCACCACCGCCGCAACGTCCAGCTTCGATGCGAGATCGACGCCGACCCAGCAGCGGCAGCCGTCGAAGTCGTCGAGGTCGAACGACCGCTTCTGCCGCTGCCACGCCAGCATGTTCATCCAGGCGAGCTTGGCGCCCACCCAGTCGTTTAGGTGCTTGGTACGGAAGGCGCTTTGCTTGCTGGCAGACCGTTTGGCCTGCGCCAGCTGCGCCAACAGGAACTCTTCGAATACCGAAACGCCGTAGTTGGGGTTGGCCTTGCGCAGGCTCGCCGGATCGTCCCACCGATCGCCCTCGTCGATGCCGAAGATCATGCCGAAGATGGTTTCGTCGGTGACCTCGCCTTCCAGAATTCGGATCACATCGCGCCGCTTCTCGTAACACGGCCCGCCCAAGTTGGTCCCGGCGGTGGTGATGATCCCCAGCAAGGGCTGCTCTCGCGCGCCCATGCCAGTCTGCATCGCATCGACCATGTGGTCGGTGTCGTGCTCGTGGTATTCGTCCACCAGCGCCGCGTGCGGGCTGGACCCGTCACCCGGCTTGCCGATCATTGGCTCGAACTTCGACATGTCCTCCATGACAAACATGGAGCCGGGGTTCTTCGGGTTGCCCGACTGCTCGATGCCGAAACGCGCACGCAGCGCGGGCATCTTCTGGACCATCTGCCAAGCCGGCCGGTACACCTCGAAGGCCTGCTTTTCGCTGGTCGCACCCGAGTAGATCTCGGCACCGGCCTCGCCGTCGGCCGCGAACAGGTACAGGCCCCGTGCAGCAAGGCGAAGCGACTTCCCGTTCTTTCGGGGGATCTCTTCGTAGGACTCGCGGAACCGGCGCATGCCGGTGGACTTGCGGACCCAGCCGAACAGGTTGCACTCGATGAAGTGCTGCCACGGCTCGTACACCAGTCGCTGTTTTTTCGCCGCCCACTTGCCCTTCGTGTGGGGCATCAGCTCTTGGAACTTGACCGCGCGATCGGCCTTGGCCGCGTCGTACTTGTACGGCCAGTCAGGGCCCGTGCGCTTCAGGTCATCCAGAAACCGCTGGCAAGCCAGGATGATGTACCGTCCAGCCGGAATCTTCCCGGCCACCACGCTGCGTGCGTAGGCCTTGGCAGATTCGCTCGGGGTCATGCATCAGAACTCGTCGAATGGATTGCCCTCCTGGGGCTTCTCGGTCCCAAGCTTCTGGCGATCCGCCGGCGTGAGGCCGAGCCGCGCCAGGCAGCCGATCAGGTGCGAGTACTTGGCCGCCTTGAAGTCGGCACGGTTGGCGCGGAACTCAGCTAGCAACGACGCGGCCACCTCCATGACGAACCGGTCGGCGCTGGTCAGCACCCCTGGCAGCGAGCACTTGTCCAGTTCCTTCCAGACGTCGACCACGTCGTCGGGCAGGTGCCCCGGTGGCTTGCCGAGTGCCTTGCCGGTGGTCGGGGCAACCTTCTTGTAGCGCTGGGGGTTCTTCTTCTCGGCCCCTTTCAGCTTGGCCAGCTCGGCCGGCTGCTTGTGCCTCGCCATCGCGCCCAACCTCGAAATTCAAATTCTGTGGAAATGCCACCAAAAGAGGGCGCGCGTATCGCGAGGCGTTCAGCCTCAACTTTCACCCTCCCCCCTCCCTTGGCGACCTCCGCCGTGGAACGCGTCGCGGCCGTTGGGGTTCCACGCGGGCCGCCCGAACCCGCCGTTCTCGCGCGCGGTCTTCGCGCTGTGGCAGGACCTGCAGAGGGACTGGTGGTTGCCCGGGTCGTTGTTGGCGTCGTCGCCGTCGATGTGGTCTACATCCGTTGCCGCCTTGACCATGCCCAATGCAGAGCAGTGTCGGCACAGCGGCTCACGCGCCAGGTGGGCAGCCCGCATCTTTCGCCATGCGGCCGAATTGGTCGGCAACGCCCTCCGGGTCTGCCGTCGCCTCACCTGTCTTGCGTCTTCCTTATAGGGCTTCCAGCCGGTCGGCCGGTGCTGGGCGGGCCTCGTCGGCATCAGTACGGCTTCCCGTCCATGTCGGTGCGCTGCGGCTCTGCCGCGGCGTCGGCGTCCGGCACTGGCACGCCCACCTCTTCGTCCAGCAGCAGCACGACCGACTGCGTGAGCAGTCCGATCTGTTCAGCCTGTTGAGCGATCTGTCGTCCCTGCTCCACGATCGTGGCGTGCTGCTGCTCGGCCAACGACAGTAGGCGGTCTATGCGCTCGTCCATCAGAACTCCTCGACGGCCCAACCGCCTCCGTCCCGCTTCGGCTTCACCCGGACCGCAATGAAGCGCATGGGGTAAAGCGCGGCAGCCATCTTGATCTTGACCCTGGCATCGTCCATCCAGAAGCCTTTGACCTCGTGCAGCTCCATCACGCCATCAGCGGCTAGCACCGCAAAGTCGGGCGTGTAGAACATGCCGTCAGCCAGGCGCAGCTTGATGCCCTCGAACTTGTGCCACTGGATCTCACCGGTGGCCTCTAGCTGGCGTAGCCGCTCCGCGTAGGCGGCCTCGGTCTTGTTCATCTGGCCGACCTTGAGCCGGCCAAGCGCCAACATGGCCTTGCCCTGCCCCGCCATCAGCGCGGGCTGCGGCGGCGGACCTGGGCCTTGGCCTTCTTGCTCTTGGGCAGCGGAGGCAGGCGGTCCTGCACTTCGATCAGCACCCCATTGATCGCGGCCAGATGACTGGTGAGCGAACTGATCTGCGAGCCGGCAGCGGAATCGACATCCTCGCCGTGCGCCTTGACCGCGGCGAGCTCGCAGCGCAGGGCCTCACCGTCCACCTCGAGGGCGCGCAGGCGCTGTGCGAGCCGCTGGGAGGGAGTCGGCCACAGGGTGACGCCGAGTACTTTGATGGTTCGGGACATGGTGATCTCCAAGGATCAGGGGCGCTTGGCGCCGTTGATGGCCGTCTCGACGGCCCGGTATCGGTCTACGGTCTCGTCTCGCTCGGACTGGGCGAGTTCGCAGGCCCGTACAATTCCAGCCGCACCGAGCCGGCGTAGTCGGTCTTGTTCTGCAGCCGCTGCGGCAGCGGCGGCACCGTCGGCCAGGCGGCTGGTTTCGCAACTGGCCCAGTGGCCGCGCAGGCGGCCAAGCTCACCGTCGCGGCCAGCAATAGCAGCCGCGATGCGCTCTTGATAGTCAGCATTGATCTTTTCCTCTCGCTCGTCGGCGGTATCTCCCGCCTGCTGGACGCCTGCCATCTGTTCCTGATCGACCGACCGCGCCACCTGCTCTCCGGCCAAGGCTTCCCGTCCGTCAGCCACCTCGGCCCTGGCGGTACTGAGAGCCGCGCGATCGCCGCGCCAGGACCAGCCTGCAGCGAACGACAGCACACAGCACACGGCCCATGCGATCAGCAGCCCAACGACCACGTGGCCCCGGCTCATGGAGCAAGCTCGGCAACGCACTTAGCATGCCGCTCCAGCTGCCGATCCCACACGCCCCAACACACCTTGTTAGGCTTGCCGTTGATCAGCGTCGAGCAGTCGTATCCGCCGGCGTGCTTCCACAGCAGAAGGGCATCACAGGCGGCACGGTAGTTGCCCACCAGCAGTTGGCGCCGCATAGAAGATGCCTGCCAGTTGCCTGTCCCGTATTGGTACGTGAAGTCCAGATAGAGGTCGTACTCGCCCTGGGTGAGGTAGACGCCAGGTAGCGAGGCGCGGAACCGCTTTTCCTCACCGGCGATGTGCGCCTGAGCAGTGTGCAGGGCGCGATCCGGAGTGATTCGATCACCGAGCCGCACCGGCGTGCCGTCGGCATGGAAGGTCGAGCCGAAGCCGACGGTGGGGCGGTCGTTCTTGGTGGGGATGACGGCCGTATCGGTGTAGCCCTCCCTCGATACGATCGCGACCAAGCCGGCCGCGCTCAGGACCAGAAGCGCCACCAGCGACCGACCTGGCGCGCCACCGGGCCCGCTCATGCCTTGGTCGCCTTGGCAGCCTGCCGCCACTCGCGGACCCAGCGCCAAACCAGATAGGTGATCTGGCCGACCAGGTACACGACGGTCAAGATCACGACCAGGCGATCGAGGTTGACGCCGCCGGCGACGGCCCCGGCCACCGCGACCGGCGGCGTGACCTTTGCCGCAGCACTCGCCGCGGTGCTGATGATTTCGTCCCGCATGGTTGCCCCGTGGATTGTCCGGTTCGGCATATCGCCCCTCCCGGTTTGGTCAATAGGTGCCCGCCCCTCTGCCGGCTTGGCGCGAGGGTTAATCCGGTCTGGGAAGCGGGCAAAGAAAAAGCCCCGGCTGTGGCCGGGGCTTGCGTCTGGATAGTGGCAAGAATGCCCCTGTTTCCGATGACCCTTCAAGTCATCGCTATGCAGCGCGCGAAAGCGCCTGACTGAACTGCCGTGCAGCTTCGTTCTCAGCCGCGCGCATCTGGATGAGCATCCATTCGTACACCGGCTGCCAGAACCTGCTGTATGCCGAGCAATCGGCCCCGATGGCTGCTGCACGCTTCCTGCCGCTCAGCTGCTCCAGGCCACTGCCATCGCATGCTTCGCACTCCACGACGCCGGTGCCCTCCGGCGCAGCCTGTGTCCGCGCCCCTTCGCATCGCTTGCAGCAGCCGGCAGCAGCCATTTCGCCGATCACAGCCACGGCCAGTCCGCCAAGTTGCTCCATGGTGCTGATGGGCCAACACAGCGCGCGCGTGGCCTCCAGCTTTGCCTCAGCGCGCGCAAACTCCCGGCGCTGCATGTCCGTCACCGCGTTTCCCGCCCAGCCCATGCAGGTTTTGGCGATGCCGTATTCCGTACGCGCCAGGCTCAGCACCTGCTGGTGTCGGTTGTATTCCGGAGCCACCAGCGCGATGACGGCCTTTCGCAGATGGTCGATGCGGCGCGCTGCACTCTCCGGCCACCACAGGGCCTCCAGCAGCTCACGCCCCAAGCCGGCAGGCACCATACCCAGCGCTGCGGCAATGTCCTGCGTGGTCAGGTCCGGCGTGCCGCCACGGCCGGTGTCGAATTTCACCGTTGTTGGCCCCATCCGGCTGGACAGCAGCTCACGTACATTCCCCATGGCCTTTCCCCTTGTGCTCTCGTCGATTGATTTCACGGCGCAGCGCGCGTGCCCGGCGCAGTGCCTGCTGTGCCTCGCGGCGTACGGCTGGGGCGGTCCACGCCCTCGTCCATCGCATCGCGGCTATGTCTTGCTGGATGCTGCTCAGCAGCGCCAGCGCCTTGTCGTCGTAGCGGGTCAGGTCCATCCGTCCAGCTTCTTCCCAGTGCGTCGCACCGATCGCGACGCCTGCACCTCTATCCCGGCCGTTCCCAGGCCGCAGTCAGGCGCTCGACCTCGCCGCCCCTCGCCTTCCAGTGCTCGAACGTCTCGAAAACGGGCTTGGCCGCTGGAGCCGCCAAGACAGGCTTCGGAATCATGGCGGCGCGCACCCCGACCGTCGCACCGCGCGCAGCCCTAGCCCTCTCCGCGCGCCGGCGGTTCCTTACCTTGGTGCGCTCTGCCCTCTGCGATTCCGTCAGCCGTGGCCGAGCCATCGTCGCGCCGCTTCTGCGGAATCGGGCGTTTTCACGCTCGCCCTGCCTGAGCAAGTAGCCCCGTGCGACCAAGTAGCGCAGCACGCTGCTGATGCGCTCCTTGCCGCACTCGATGTCCATGCCATCGGCGGCCAGCTTCTCGTACAGGCTGGCGTAACCCAGTCCCTCCGCCGGGGCCTCGTCGAACGCCGAACGAACCTGATCGGCGTATGTCTTGTTGCTCTCGCTCACGCAGCCATCCTGATTTCGTTGATGTAGGTCTGTTGATCGATCAGCTCGTCGTCCGAGCCGAATGCCTCGTGAAATTTCTTCGACCAGTGCAGCGGCGGTCCCCACCGGTCCACCATCTGCTGCTGGGTCATGTGCTCGTGCCGGTAGCGCTGGTGATGCCATTGGCACAGCGCGTAGCCGAAGAAGTGGCCGCGCCGGAAGTTTCCCGACTTGGCGTGGTTGTATTCACAGCCGTAGACGACGTGGCGCTGAGCCATCAGGCCCTCGGAGAACCGGACCAGACAGGCCATGCAGGGGCCGGTCTTGGCGAGCTCGATCCGTGCGGCCTCGGCCTTCGTCGGAGGTGGAGCGCTGGACCACATCAGGCCGCAGCCTTGGACTGGGCGGCGACTTCTTCCAGCTCGACGGCTTTCGCCAGGTAGTAGTCGTGGCGGTCCTTCCGCACCACTGCGCTGAACTGAAAGTCCATCAGGGCCTGCGCAGCGGCGGCACGCCACAAGGGCGCCTCCCGAGCGGCGCTGAGGCGGGGGTCGTGGACGAAGATGTCCAGCTGGTTGTTGTCCGAGCGCATCAGGCGGCCAGCTCCCGTGCCAGTTCCTCCAGACGCGCCAAGATCTTCGCGTTGGCACCTGGGGAGGCCTCGACCTTCCCAGCCAACAGGGCCACCGCGTTGAAGGCCGGCGTCGCGGCGGTCAGCTGCAGGTGGTCCCTCACCTGGTCGTGGGCCAGCAGCCCCTTGCTCACCGCATCCGTGAGCGCCGCGTTGCGGCTGGTGAGGTCGAAGCCCAGCGACGGGCTGTAGCTGGCCGGCAGGCGTGCAGCGCGCGCATCCTTCAGCAGACGGGCGTAGGTCTCAAGGAACGCGGGCCGGGCGGCGATCTTGTCGCCGGCCTGCACCAATGGCAGCGCGGTGTTCCATGCCTGCTGGGTGAGCGTGGTCCAGACCACGGTATTGCGCTCGTCGGCTGCCTGAATGGCCACCGCCCAAGCTTCGTTCGGTGCGGGGTGGCCGTCGTCGATGCGCTCCAACACTGCGGCGAGGGACAGGCGACCCTTCAGTTCCCGGCGGCACCCGGCCAGCGAGCGCTCCAGCACCGCCATCGAGTAGCAGGACAGGTCTTGCACCATGTACGCCGCTGCGATCGGGCGCAGCTGGTCGCCAATCACCTCGGCCGTCGCCATCAGGCCCTTGACCAGGTCTTCTTGCTCGCGGTCAGACAGCATTGGTCGGCCTCCGGCTGCGCAGCAGCTCGATCGCTTCATCTGTGGCGCTCAGGTTCGATTGGGTCTGGTCGACGTGCTGGGCGCTGGTCGTCGTGACCTGCCGGCCAGTGGCCCACTGCGTCCGGTATGCCTCGGCCCCGACCAGCAGCACGCCCAGGTCGTGCATCCGCTTCACGGCGTACTGCTCGTTGACGCTCAGGAACCAGCCGGCCACGTGTGGCGCCTCTTCCCGGCCCAGCCGCTTCACCAAGTCCCGCACGTTGGTGTTCACCTTGGCGTTGCGCACCGGGTCCACGCCGTGCCGCAGACGGTAGGCCGTGCGGTAGGCAGCCCACGTCTGCTTGCAGGCTTCCTGCATCTGCGCTTCGAGGGCCGCCTTGGACAGCGGCGCGGCCAGCGCCGGAACTGGCGGTTCTTCTGACGGTTCAATGGGGGTTATATGACGGTTAGGCGGCACGGGGCGCACCTCCAGACCTGCGCCCCCTGCCTCACCCCCTGCACCGGGCGCATCCCCGGGTGCAGCGGGCGCACCCCCTGCATGGGGCGCAGCACCTGCCCCCGGTGCATCCCCCGTTTTTCCGGCCTTTCGCTTGCTCTTCGAAGGGGCAGCGGAGGCATCGAACTTCGCCGGAGTGACCGCATAGACGTTGCTGCTGTTGAAGCGGCGCTCACGCGACAGCAGGCCCACCAGCTCGAGGTGATCCATTGCATCGCGCACAGCGCGCGCCGACATGCAGCAGCGTTTAGCGATGGTCCCGATGGCCGGCCAGCACACGCCGTCGTCGTTGGCCTGATCGGCCAAGGAGATGAGCACAGCCTTCTGTGTGACACTCAGACTCTGCAACGGCCAGCACTGGCTCATGATGATCGTAGACATGGTTTAGACCGCCAGGGTGTAGTTGTCGCCCGGGGCAACAGGCCACCAGGTGCACGCGCTGCGGCCGCTGACCGGGCACGGCATGGCCGGGCCGCGCCATACCTGCTTGCTCTTCAGCAGCTCTGGCAGGCGGCGCGCCAGCATGTAGCGGTCCAGGCCGGTCACGTCGGCCAGCTTCATGCTGGTGAGTCCGGGGTGCTGCTTCACAGCGGCAGCAGCCTTGGACTGCTGGTCACGCTGGATGCCGCTGGCAGCCAAGTAACTCCCGGCCTCATGGCTGGTGCTGATATCGGTCGAACGGGCCAGATGGCTCATCGGTTTGCCCTCCCCTTGGCGGCAGCGCGCGCAACATTGCGCTCCAGGCGGTGCGCCATCGTTCGCAGCGCGCGGGCCTCGCTCACCATCAGCGCGGCTTCGTCACTGTCGATCTGGCGGTCACCAATCGCATCGACTGCGGTCCCGGTGAGGCGCCCGACCCGCGTGGTGATTTCCAACAGCTTGAGCTGCACCGCGGCGATCTCGTCGGGCCAGCCGCCTTCTGGTGCCGGCGGCACCAAGTCAACCGCCATGCCGAACTGGCCGGCAAGCGCCTGCATCCACTCCAAGGCGTACTCGCTACCGCCGGCCTTCTCCTGCATCCACTCGGTCAGCAGCTCGGCAATCTCGATCGTCACCGACTCACCCTCGGTGCCATTGAGCTTCGAACGCAACGTCTCCGGGTGCATGGACTTGCCGCGGCGGTCGGTCAGCCATTTGGCAGCCTCGATGACACCGCCCGGCGTCTTGCGCACGGCATTGTAGAGGCAGTCGAGCCAGTTAATCGAGGAAGTACGGCAGGTCATGGTTCACCTTGGGAAGACGGGTGTTTCAAGGTTTCGAGCTGGCCCGTCATGGCGCACGATTGGCGTCATGGACGAATTCAATTCAGGGACGATGGCCAGGGACGGCCAGTCAGGCGGCGTGGACGCCGAGGTCGATACGGTCGGCATCCGGGTCGTCCGGCGCCGATGTGGCCGGCGGCGGCTGTTCCTGCACACCGAGCAGCTGCAGCACCTGCGGCAAGGCCGGAACGCGGTCATCCTCTGGCCAGGCTTCAACCTCAGCCGCCGGCAGCTTCAACACTTTCGCCAGGTGCGCATCGGTCTTCAGGCCCAGCTTGGCCCGCAGCGCGAGCTTACTTATCCGGGTGTCCACCACGGCCCGAATCTGGACCGAAGTCATGCTCAGCGCCGCAGGATCACCAAAAACGTCCGGGCGGAGATCGTGCCGCGAAACACCCGTTGCGGCCTCAATAGCAATGCAGCGCTCGGCAGGTACGCGTTGTCGGTCGTACCAACCGGAGATCGATGGAGGCTTGATTCCAAGAAGTTGGGCCAAAGCCAGCTGACTGCCGGCGGCTTCTACAGCTTTGTCGAGGGCGGGCATGTTCATAGCGCCATTAGCGCACAGCTAACGGCAACTCGCAAGTCTTTGGCTAACCAAATCAGATTAGTTACCAACTAACCTTTTCCGCATGGACATTGCCGAAATCCGAACGCGCAACTTCAGAGCCCTGATCGCAGGACTAGAAGCGCGCGGCATCACCCGACGCCGCGACCAAGGAGCCAAACTTGGTGGCTTCCTGTCCGCCTCGTACGTTTCCCAACTGCTCGCAGGAAAGTACATAGGTGACGACGTAGCCAAGAAAATCAGCCTGGCTGTAGGCAGCGATCACGGCTGGATGGACCGACCGCAGTGGATCGAGGATGGGATCACTCAAATCTCACCGATCTTAGAGACTGAGACGCGCCCGGGCTATGTTCGCTTCGACGTTTTCGAAGGGGGCGCAGGGATGGGTGCAGGGATGGTGAACCAGGACTACCCCGAGGTGGTGCATACGATCGAGGTGGCCGAGTGGGAGGTTCGCCGGAAGCTGGGATACCTGCCAAAGCCTGGTCGGATCCAACTGATCACCGGCCGTGGGCCCTCAATGAAGCCCAAGCTCGAAGATGGGGACATCATCTGGATCGACACGAGCTGCAACTACTTTGACGGCGACGACTACTACCTGATCAACATAGGCGGCGAGACCCAGATCAAGATGCTGCAGAGGCGCGGTGACGGCATGTACGTCGTAAGCATCAACCCAGACTTCCCCACGTACCGGGCGGACGAGGGCGAAGTCACCGTGCTGGGCAAAGCGTTGATCCATGCAGGCTTGCGGCGGTTCTAGTTAACACATTTTTAACTACTCGTGTGCAAAACGTCAGCACTTGGACTGTTGGGGCGCGCTAGACTTGCGCCTGATGGACCCGCCATCTCGAGAAGAAACGATGACCAGCCCACTGCGAAAGAGCTTAGAAGCGCTGACCCGAAAGGATCAGAGCCTATCTGTTGCTCGGAAGGCGATCGTCGACTTTGCAGAGGAAGTCATCAAAGTGACGGAACGCAACACGAGTGATCGTGATCGAATCAATAAGGAAATGAAGAATGGCGCCAGAGCAGGATCAAGAAGATTTCGTATATGACTATCTCTATCTCGACAAGGCCAAGCTGAGCTACTTCCTAGCCCAGCTTGACGACAACGGCGTCGCTGCCACGGCGAAGACAGTCCAGAGCATCACCGGGATTAATAGCGGCGAGATCAAGGGCAGTCTCAAAATTGCTGCGGCATCAGTGAAAGGCGAAGAGGGCCACTCGTCTGCCTCGGAACTGAATTTCGATGCCTCCTGGATGCTTCCATCGAATGTCTTGGCCGTGTTAGATGACCATAGCCTTTTGCATCGCGGGCTCACGGACAACATCGGCCAGATTGTATTGGTGTCTGGTGAGCTACGGATGTTCGACATTGAGCTTGTTAAACGGCTCTGGGACGGCATCGTGGCCTTCATGGCGCATGAACAAGCTCCAACAAAGAACCCGAAGGCAGCGTCTGCTGAAAACAAGAAGATGCAGATCGCGGGCAAGATCGTGAAGGATCTGCCGGCCGCGCTGCAGTTTTCGTTGCTGACTCACGATGGAGACGAGATATGGTCTCAGCTGGAATCCAAGTCGATGACTGTCGATCCTCATGGGATGACGCTGAAGCATGGACCTAGCATTCAGGGGGAATGGCACGTGGTGGCTGTGGTCGATGCCGTTCCGGGCGCCTCCCCGTTTGAGCGTGGGCAGACCACATCTCAGTTCATGGAGATGATGGGCCCGCTGATGGGAGGACTGCAGACGATAATTGGACGACCACACGCTGCTTACGGCGTGACGCCGCTGATGATCTTCCGAAAGTGTCACTGAGCACTCTAACTGTTCACCAAAAAACCTCCGAGCTGCGGAGGTTTTTTTTTGCGAGACAGGAGGCTGAACGTAAGTCGCGACTGTTTCGCTGCCATCTTGCTAATTAGCTGATAGCTGTTGACTAATTGTTAGTTGCTCGCTAACGTTCTCTTCGTCGCCCCAGTAGCAGCCCATCCGGGCCGGGGCACGGAGACTTCATGGCCACCCTCACCCTCAGCAGCTCGACCGGGCCTGTCCGGTTCGAAGCGCAGCCCATCTCCAACAAGGTCGCGATGCACGTCGGTGCCGCCGGCCGCGTCTACCTGACCGCCGACGAAGCCGACACCGCCGCCGCTGAGCTGCAGCGCGCGGCGGCCGAGCTCCGCCAAGCCACCAGCAGCGAGGTGGCCGCATGATCGCCATCGATCTCGCTACTCACCCGAAGCTCGACGATCGATTCGAGCACGTGCGGCGCCGCATCGGCGAATTGCTTGCGTACATGGACTCTGCCAACAAGCGCCCGAACGAAGTCCGCATCTATCCGAACGACCACAAGCACATCATCCGGTCGGCCAACTCCCAGTTGCGCAAGAAGGCGAAGGATCAGGATCGCCTCGAGAACGAGCGGAGGAAGGCCGATGGCCTTCCCGGCAAGGTAAAGAGCGATGCGGACAAGGTCGGGTCTATCAACTACGCCGGAACGCCAGTGGTGCCAGGGGCCACGAACAGTCGCCCCAGGAAGGTGAAGCCGTGAGCATCACGACCGCCGAGCAGTTCTACCGCGCCCAGTCCGTCCGCCGGCAGGCCATCGCATGCGGCTGGGATTCCCGCGCCGCTGTCGGCCAGCTGGTCCGCGCCGGGTATTCGAAGGAAGTCCAAAACCGCATGGCAGCGCGCGCCCTCGCCGCCCGTCCTGCGCCGGGAGGCGATGCAGCATGAGCGGGATCGACTTCGCCTTCGGCCTGATTGTCGGCTTCACCGCCGGTGCCATCGTGGCCGCCGCCTGGCTGCAGCGCCGCCACGACGAGCACTTCGCCGCCCTGATGGAGCAGATCCGATGCGCGGGCTGATCCGCCACTGGCGTGCCGGCGGGCTGGCACTGCTGGGCGCCCTGCTCGCGGCCGTCGCCTTCGCCATGGCCTGGGCCGGCATCGAAGACACCGGCGTCTACCTGCTCATGGGCGCTCTGCTCTGCGCCACCCAGGTGCCCGACGCGTGGAGGCGCGGCCGCGATGGCTGACCCGACCGTGGCCTCTACCGTGCGCGCCATGCGCCGCGCCGGCGCTGCCGGCGAGCCAGTGCCGGCCGAGGTTGCCGCTGCCTGGGCAAAGGTCTTCATGGAGCAGCTGTATGGCATGCAGAAGCCGGTGCGCTACGAATGCCGCCGACGCGGCAGCAACGACCCATGGGAAGAGGCCGAGCCAGGCGACGTGACGCACCCGCGCCGCCGAGCCCTTGTGATCCGCGCGCTCTACCTGCACCCGCCGGTCGCCAAGCAGCAGCACCGCTGGCCGCCGGGCAGCAACGGCCAAGGCCACTGCCTGGACTGCGACGAAGCCCAGTGGCTCGCAGCGCCGGAATGCCGGCCGCACGCCCCGCTCCGCGACCACCGCTCCGCCATGCCCTTCCGCATCACCTGGGTGATCGAGCCGCTCGAAAAGCTCCACTACCTCGCCAAGCACCTCAATCCTCTCGCCCGCGACAAATGGCGAAAGGAAGCCACCTACCTCATTGACCGCATCAGAGACCACGAGAAGGGAAGCCAGCCATGACGACCGACAGGCACACATCGATCTTGCTGATAAGCGGTTCCGTCTCCCTCAGCCAGGAGCAATCTCATGCAGATGGGTGGGCAGGCTACGGACGTACTCGCCACCCATCTGCTCTGCGAGAGATTCTGCAGCGCTCAGCGTCGAATGAGGGGCAGAGGTCTCGATCGTCCGAAGATGGCTCCCATCTCTCGCAAAGATGTGAACGACACCTTGGAAATGCATACCCCGATCGACTGCAGACACCACCAGCTTGTAACCAAGCACATCCCTTCTGTACGCCACGGTCGCTCCTTGAGTTCGCTACATCAGAATCTTACCGGGAGATTGGCGATGTAGCCTTCGGCTGCAGCGACACCGAGCTGCAGGGCATCGCCCCTGCCCAGAATCCTGCCCGGGCGCCTAGTGGGCACCTGCTCGCCATTCACGGTAACGCTGTAGTCGAAGGCCCCTGCCCCAACCTCCGTGACGAGCACGACGAAGGCGTGCCCGGAGAGAGTTCCGCGGAGGGTCCGGCGCGAGGGGGTCGGTGTCATCGAGACGATTTGCTGAATTGGCGGCCGCACTTTACGCCGTCGCCCCGGCCCTTGGAAGAGCAGCTGCCCAACCATCCCACCACCCTGGCCACCGTCAAGCCGCCGCGTAACCGGCGCACCAGGCTGCGGGAGGACGCGTGATGCGCAAGCAGATGCCCGACTTCCGAGAGATGGGGCGCGAACTGGCCTGCCTTTCCGGCATCCAGCTCGATTCGATCACTCCGAAAGATGCTCGGCTTTGGGAGGCCCGCGGCCAGGCGCTTGAATCGCTGGCTGCCGGCGACATGGATTCCGCGCTGCGGGTCATGGGCATGGTGTCCTCCCGGAGCATGGAAGAAGAGGAGGCACGGGAGATCGCAGAAGCTGCGGTATCAGTTCGCCTCGCTGCAGGCTGGACGCGGGAAATGCTCATCGATAGCACCGAGCGCGGCAAGGCTGCATGTGGCCGGGGCTACTACCTCTTCTGCTCCGGGGCGATCGCCGTGTGCTACTTCCCGATGGTCTGCATCACCGATATGAACGGCCGCGGCTACCACTTCCAAATCGCGCGAGACCTGCTTCACGAGCGAGAGGCCTGCCCCTTCGCAGTCCGTCGCCCAATCGCGCCGTATCAACTGGAGTTGTTCGCATGATCGCCGCCGGCTTCCCCCTCGCCCGGCACAGGCTGCTGTGCTTCATGCGGGAGCACCTGCTGATCGCACGCCGCGTGCGCCTGCATGGCCCGGACAGCGGCGGCCTGCTGGATCCGCCGTTCTGGCATTTGATGGATCTGGCCGCGGCCAACCGCCGCAGGCTGCTGAATTTGATCGCAATCGAGCGTTCGGTGCGCGCCGCGGCGCCGTCTCTCCCCGCACAACTGGAGCTGTTCGCTTGAACATGACCCCATCACTTGGCCTAGGAGCCTTGGCGTTCTCGACCACCATGGAGGTCCCGCACATCGCCAAGCGCGAGAGGCCGCTGGCCCAGCACGACTATGCGGACTATGGCTGCGTCCGCTCGGTCATGGAATTCATGAAGTGGGCGCACGAACAGGACCGCTTCCCGACGGTCCCGGCTGTGCAGAACCGATTCAACGTCAGCAAGGCAACGGCTTACAGATGGACCAACGCCCTTGCTGAGACATACGGCATCGACTCGCCGGTTCGATCCGGCCCAGGCATCTTCGAATGACTGCCGCCAATCTGGAGATCTCCCCATGACCCAGCGACACATCAGCCACCCCGAGCCGCTGCAGGCCTGCGCCGCCGGTCACAGCGCGCGCCATATCCACGACCTGCGCAGCATCTCCGCCGGCGGCGGCCACTTCGTCGAGTGCCGGTGCCGCGCGACCAGAAAGCATTCAGAGCCCGGCCAGGCCGTGGCCGAATGGCAGCGCATCAATCGCCCTGCCCGCAGCGCACGCAAGGTCATGCCCTCGATCGCCGCGCCCGGGGCAGACAACGTTGTGCAACTGGACTTTAGCCTGGCTCCGCCAGCTCCGCCCAGGCGAGCAGGAACAGGAGGTGGCCATGGGCGCCGCTGAAAAGCTCGACCTATCAGGCAAGGACTGGCTGACGGTCGAGGAAGCCGCGCACTACTGCGGCGTCTCCAACAGCCAGTTCCGCAAGAACGCCCTGAGCTACGGCCTGACGCCGCGACGCTTCATGGGAAAGCAGTTGTACGAAAAGGCGGCACTCTATGCCGCGATCGAAGGTGCAGAGGAATGGCAAAGGTTCGACTCTACTGGCGTGGCACAAAGGCCTATCTCGACTGGGCGGAAGGCGGTGAGCGCTTTCGCCGGTCCATTGGGCAACCTGACGCCCGTGAGGCGGAGAGAATTCGTGCCGCGAAAGAAGCCGAGCTGACGCACGGGGTTCGAATC